CCTCCCTGATCAGAGAAAAAACCTTCCTCACATCAAAAGGCTGGCAACTGTAGGACGTGCAGCCGCTCCCATAGCTGTAGCGGATTATCTTATAAAATGCGGCTGCCCTCCGCACATCCTCTGCCACTGCTTTCCCCTGCAAAAGCCCCTGCATCTCCTCAAATTCTGCCGGCGGAAGATTGTGAAATGCCAGCTCCAGTTCTTCTGCTACCTGCTTTCTGCCACACTCCCCCATTTCCAGAAAGCTTTTAATCTCCATAAACTCATCCCGGCTGTTCAGCGGCAAAAACCCCAACACCTGCAAAAGCTCCCATGTCCTGTTTTTTACACACCGGTAAAGGTTGATCAGGTCTGCATTGTAGTCATTAAACACTTCCATCACACCCTTGTCCGGTTCTTTTCCAAACAATACCCAGCCGCCACCACCAAAAACCTCAATATAGCGGTCATATTTTGCGGGCATCATCCCATAAATGGTTTTCCGCAGCGCTTTTTTACCGCCTACCCATGAAATAAAACTGTTCAGCTTTCCCCCTGTCCTTTCCTCTTTTCATACAATATCCACTCCTGCCCGGATTTTATTTTCTCCCGAGCCACTGCTTTAATTCTGTCTCAGAAATCTCCTGAAATTCTCCCAGCGAAATATATTCTCCTGCCATTTTTACAGGATTTTCCGGATGATACTCCCCATCCGCCCCAATTGGCAGCTTTTCCCTGCAAAGGATACTTCCCATCCGCCTGTGTTCCACACGCTCTTTTATTTTTCCAAAACTGCAGTCCTCCCTCTCCGAGTCCTCCACCTCATAGCAAAAAATCCCTTCCGGCACACTATTCCGGTCCAGCCTCATATAAGAAAACAGGCAAACCCTTCCGTCTACCTCGACCAGATCATATCCTTCCATCTTTGCATCAAATCCCATTGTTTTCTTCTCTCCTTATCTTTTGATTTTTCCTCTTCCAAGCTCCCCTGCTTCCTTCATCCCATCCGCATCCCTATCCCTCCCCTCCCGACATCTGAATGCCGCAATGATGCATCCTTTAACTTTTCTTCTGTCGTAATGAAATAGTCGCTGCCCGAATTCCAAAAACTGACATACAAGTCCCCCTCTTCTGTCCGGATCGGGCGCTGCTCAAATCCCTCTCCCCATCCGTCGCTTGCCTGACCGCTCCATTCAGCTATTACCGCATTCAGCTCTGTATCTGAAAGCTTCCCATAGCTTTCTATCTCCAATACTCCCCACAGCTCCCCCTGCCACACTTCCACATCGGGGAACATCCGGAATACTTTCTGTCTAAGAATCCGGTTTCTTATATATTCCGCTAACCCACGGTCGCCTTCTGTATCCAGCTGCTCTTTTATGAGCTGCTTTTTGATCGCACTGACATACCTGCACAGCTGCGTTGGCGTGATTTCCTCAGGCTCATCTGATTCATACCCTTCCTGTCCATACATGAGCGCCGTTAAGGGGCTAAACAGTCGTATCCCCTCAAATTCCTTCGGCAGCATCTGTATTGGCTTATCTTTCCGGAATATCAAGCCATGTTCCGTTTGTACGATTCCATTCTTTTCCATTTGGGAGAATCCATAGCCTTCTATGTCAATAAATGGCGCGATTTTCTCATCCAAAACAATCTGTGCCTCCTCCAGCAGATATTCTCCATAATCCTCCGCTGTCACAATTTTTTCCGGGAGGAACTCATACAGTTCCAGCCGCATGGCAATTTCCACCACTTCCTGCATATTTTCCGGACGTTCTGCTTCCAAAGCAGAAAACAATTTTTCCATCCCTTCTTTCGAGCACAGGAACTTCTCCTGTTTTAAACACCCCGCAAATGCATTCATCCCCCTGATTCCATAGGACAACGGAAGGACCTCTTCTATCCCCTGATACCGGCTTCCATAAAAACAAATCCGTCCTTCTTCTATATCAGACACCCCCAGCACTTCCGCGACCCTCTCCAGCTTTTCCTCATCCGCAGGAAGGGACAGGGGATACCATCTGCCATAGTCCCTTTTATAAAATGGAGAATCCAGCCGCAGCCAAAATACCGAATCCTTTTCATATCCTACATCCGGTAACGGCTCCGAATCATACACTGTATCCAGCACTTCTCCCGTCCTGATAACCTTTCCATCTTCCAATAATTCAAATTTATCCAGGTTACAGGACAGGTTTACCATTTCTTCCAGCGTCTCAGGATGTTCCATCTCCAGTGCCTCCTGAAAGACCTGCTGTTCTTTTCTGGTCAGGCACTCCATGCGCCGCTCCAAAAAATCGACTTCTTTATATCCTTTTTCTGGTGGTACTTCTTTCCCGATCAGATATGGGGCAAATACGCTGCCGTCTGATTCTACTTCTACAATTTTCGCTGCATTCATTCCCAGCTGCCCTGACATTTCCCTTATCGTCTGCCTTGGCGCAGGGAATCTGGACCATATCTTCTGACCTGTAGTTATGGCTTGAAAACATACTTTTAACATGATGTACTCCTTTCTGCTATCCTGTGTTTTTTACGAAAAAAAGCCGCAGCTCTCATAAAAGAGAAACTACGGCTTTCTTATGATGAAAAAATCAATAATACTTTATTCCCCCAAATAACACCAATGCGCTCAGTACTTAACTCTTGTTGACTTCTTTTTACTTTCCCTTCTATCTCCCCCCACTAAATAATTTGCTTATAAATTCACAAGTTACTCCATTGTCATCTATTTTCTCCCTTCCTTTCTCCGATGTCATCTGTCAAAAGCTCAAAAAATCGAGGTCGAAAACCGTCCATTTCCGCCTCGATTTTTGCTCATTTTTCAGTTTCAAACCACAATATCTTGTGGTTATACAACCCTATTTCCCATTATCACCACAATACGTCATCATTATCACCGTCTCGACTTGTTCTTCGTTGTCCAAACTGATACTCATGTCTTCCTCGATGATGGGTAGCTTAAATTTGATAGATTTTAACCACTGTCCATTGGCTTGGCGTTCCGGGTAAACCTGAATTTCAGAGATCAACGCCTCGATCAACTGCCGCCGCTCCGCTTCATTCATCACGCCGTACAGTTTTTCAAAATAGATCAGCACTTTATAGATATTGTCGCCGGTCAGTTTTTCTGCTTCGATGGCCTGCTTTTTGGCTCTGGCCGCGATCAGCAGAGATTCCGTATCCTCGATCTTATCATACATCTTGTAGAGCCGGTCATCAAGGTCTGCCTTGCGCCGCACATAGTGCCGGTCGTCCGGGTCGAGAGAATCGATCTCCTCCGACAGTTTTGCCTTGACGGAATAATGCTGGCGCAGCTGCTTCTCGTAATTGGCAATCTCCTGGTCAATGGCGGCGGTATCCACTTTCATGTTGATCTTTTCCTGCATCATAGCCGCAAACTTTGGATTGCTCACCAGCTTTACAATGACTTCTGCCACGGCATCGTCCAGCAGTTCTTCCCGAAGCTGCTTTTTGTAATCGCACTTATGCCCACGAATCATGGAGCGATGCTTACAGCCGTAATAATAAAAGTCCTTGTACTTGCTGCCGTCCGCCTTGTGCTTGATGCTTTTGTTCCCGTACATTCCGGCTCCGCAGACAGGACACTTTACAATGCCGGAGAGTAGATGTACGTGTTCATCCTTCCCACGGTTGACGTGTTCGTATTTCTTGGCCTGTGCCAGCAGCTTCACCTGCGCCGCTTGCCAGACTTCTTCCGAAACAATAGGCTCATGCAATCCTTCTGCCAGCAGGTAGTTGTTCTGCTCCACCAGCTTATACTCGTTCCTTGTGCCGCGCACTTTTTCCATCTTGCGGCGGCCATAGGCAATCTTGCCGCAGTACACCGGATTTTTCAAAATCAAGCGAATCAAATGTGCGTCAAACAGGGGATTCTTCCCATTCTGCCGGGGAATCTTGCGGATACCGTGGTTTTCCAGATACTTTGCAATGCCGTTTGCGCCAATGTCCGTGTGAACATACTGGTCATAGATGACACGAATCGCCTCTGCTTCTTCCTCGTTGATCATCAGTTTTCCATCTACCAGCTGATACCCATAGGGGGCAAAACCGCCGTTCCAGCGGCCCTCCCTTGCTTTTTGGATGCGGCCCTCCATGGTTTGGACACGGATATTTTCGCGTTCAATTTCTGCTACAGCAGACAGGACGGAGATCATCAATTTGCCAGCGTCCTTGGAAGAATCAATGCCGTCCTCCACACAGACCAGATTGACGCCAAAATCCTGCATGACCTGAAGGGAAGAGAGCACGTCCGCCGCATTCCTGCCGAACCGGGACAATTTGAACACCAGAACATAGGACACGCCATCCTTGCCGGATTTGATGTCCTCCATCATCTGGCTGAATTGCGCCCGCCCTTCAATGGATTTGCCGGACTTTCCCGCATCCTCATATTCACCGACGATTTCATAATCATTGTAGTCGGCGTAGGCCTTCATTTTGGCCTTCTGCGCATCCAGTGAGTAGCCGTCCACCTGCATAGCGGTGGAAACTCTGGTATAGGTGTAAACTCTAATCTTTTCTTTCTGCATCGTAATCTTCCTCATGTGGTTCCAATTCAAAAAGCGGATTGGTCATTCTTAACTTGGATCAGAAGAATCATCCTGCTTTTCCGCCTCTGTCTTGGCCGCTTTTCCCAGCTGCTTAATGGTCTTCAGATATTCTTCCTCCACGGGGGAAAGAGTTTGTGCCTGATAGCGTTTATATTCCGCTTTTGCTTTTTCCATCGCCTGTGCATGACTGATTTTTCCTGCATGGGTCAGCACTTCTTCACCGGTCGCCCGAAGAATATTGTCCAGCTGCTCCACATAATCGCTCATATACATGGGCCGGTGACGGATGGCCTGCACCTCGGCAAAGTCAAAATAACCGGATACCATTTGATTCAGAACCCGAAGTTCTTCCTCTGTCAGATAATTCTTGGCAATCCCAATATCTTTTGCCGTGGGGAAATCGCCGGAAAAGGTGGTAAGCCCCATAAACGGCTTATCCGCATCGGCCCGCTCATAGATCACTTCTGCAGCCGTATGCCCGTGCGCCGCATAATGGAGCTTGTTCTGCACCATTTTGAAAAACGCAACAGATTCCGCGCTCCTGGGGTTATAGTCCACACTGGTGGCGTACAAGTCCAGCACCTGACGATACATCACTTTTTCCGAAGAGCGAATGTCCCGAATCCGCTCCAGCAGTTCGCGCCAATAGTTGCCACCGCCCAAATTTTTCAGGCGCTCATCGTCCATTGTGAAGCCCTTGATCATATACTCTTTCAGGCGCTCCGTGGCCCACCGGCGAAACTGGGTGGCAATCAAGGATTTTACCCTGTACCCCAAAGAAATGATCATATCCAGATTATAGAAAGGCAGCTCTCTGGTTACTTGCCGGTTGCCCTCCATTCGAACCCTTCGGGATTTTCCACCAGGGTAAAACCCCTCCCCCTTCCCCTCCTTTTAAATATGGGCGCTAAGCTCTACAC